CAGTTGCAGCTTAAAGCGCGCAACAGCGACGGCTCTCTTGATTCGGCTGGTAATACGATCATCGAAAATGCATGGAAGCGATGGGGGAGACTTGGTTCCCCGACCGCCGACGCGCGTATGTCTTGGATCGACTGCCAGAAGTTCGTCGTGGAAAGTCTCGCGCGCGACGGCGAAGTGTTCGTGAAGAAGTTGCGCGGCAACAAATACCGCGATGGTTTTGGCTTGCAGTTCCTCGAAGCTGATCTCGTTGATGAGAAAAAGAACGAGACGCTATCGAACGGCAATCAGGTGCGAATGGGCATTGAGATGGACAAGACGCATCGTCCTGTCGCTTATCACGTCCTGACCACGCATCCGGGTGATCGTTATTATTACAGCGCGCAGTCACAGAAGCATGTGCGCGTTCCAGCCGAAGAAATGATGCATATATATATGCCCAATCGCACGCATCAGGCGCGCGGCGAGCCCTTTATGGTTTCTGCTATGTCCGCGCTGAAGCACATGCAGGCGTTCCGTGAGGCAGAGGTTATCGCGGCGCGAATTAGTGCGAGCAAGATGGGCATCCTCACAACTCCGGGCGGCGAAGAGTTTATCGGCGATGACACGCACGACGATTATTTGGGCATAACGGAAGTTTCTGCGGGCAGCTTTCATGTCATGCCTGATGGATATCAATTTAATATGTTCGATCCGAAGCATCCCAACACTGGCTTCGCAGAATTTGAATCGGCGATGCTGCGCGGTGTGGCGTCTGGCTTAAACGTATCTTATGCGGCGTTGTCGAACGACCTGTCGAGCGTGAACTATTCCTCGATCCGGCAGGGCGCGCTGGACGAGCGTGATGGCTATCGCAGCTTGCAGATGTTTATGATTCAGCATTTCATCGAGCCAGTGTTTTACGAGTGGCTGTCGAGCGCGATGGATTTCGGCGCGATCCCGATTCCCGGCAACAAGTTTGACAAGTTCGCGGACAACACGCATTTCCGTGGGCGCGGCTGGAACTGGGTCGATCCGCTGAAGGAAATGAACGCGGCGGTCGTAGGTCTGAACAACGGCATCTTGTCGATGCAGGATGTGGCGGCGCATTACGGACGCGACGCGGAAGAGACGTTCAACCAGATCAGCCGCGACAAAGAACTCGCAGAGCAGTTTGGCCTCAAGATGGCCTTCGAGCCGTTCGGTACCAAGACGCCAGCGACGGCAGAGGTAAGCGGGGGAGACGATGGCGAGGTATAAAGGCGAAGACATCGATCTCAAGCCGACCGCATCGATGGCCGAAGAGGCGGAGCGTGGGCTTGCTTGGCGCGAAGAATTTGGGCGCGGCGGCACGGCTGTCGGCGTAGCGCGTGCGCGGCAGTTAAAAAATCGGCAAGAGTTATCGCCTGACACAGTGCGGCGCATGGTTTCGTATTTCGCGCGACACGAAGTTGACAAGCAGGGCGAGGGATTTTCTCCCGGCGAAGATGGCTACCCAAGCGCAGGTCGAATTGCTTGGGCGCTTTGGGGTGGCGACGCTGGACAGTCTTGGGCTAACGCGAAAGACGCGCAGATGGATCGCATTGACGAAGAGCGTGCGTGGCACGACGAAGAGAAGCGTCCATATCCTAATGAACACGCTGCGCGCATCAGCGATCCTGCGAAATATGACGAATTTGCGCGTGAAGCAGACGCAGGCGGTCCCGGCATCGATTTCATCTATGGTATCATGGATGGCGAAAGCGAATTACAGGCTGTTCGTTTCGACGCAGATCGCTATTCTGCTGCTGAAGCGCGTGCGTGGCTCGAAGAACATGAGTTCGAGCCGATTGAGTTTGAAGAAGCCACTGGCGAAAGAGAGGCTGGCATGGACGAAATGGAACAGCGGCACGTTGTCGATGTGCAAGAAGATGACGAGAATGTGACCGTCACCTTCGCCAAGCATCACGAAGAGGCTGTCGAGGAGGTCGCCGCAGAGGAGCGTTTCGATCGCTCAGACATGCAGATGCGCGCTTTCGACATGAACGGTGACAAGGTTATTGACGAAGAGAAGCGTGTCGTGCGCGTCGGCGTCTCCAGCGAAGAGCCTGTGAAGCGGGAATTCGGCATGGAGGTCATCGATCATCGCGCTGGCAGCATGAACCTTGATTTTTTGAATAGTGGACGCGCTCCGCTCCTGCTCGATCACGACATGGAGCGGCAGATCGGCGTCGTGGAATCTGTTGAACTGGATGAAGGTGCGCGGCGTCTCCGCGCTATTGTGCGCTTTGGAAAAGGCGCGCTGGCTTCGGAAGTGTTCACAGACGTGGTGGACGGTATCCGCCAGAATATCAGCGTGGGCTATCGCATTGATGGCCGCGTTGAGGAGAAGAACGATCCTGAAGAGTATTATCGGGTGCGAACAACTCCAATGGAGATTTCGATAGTTTCTATTCCGGCAGACCAGTCAAGTCTTGTCGGTGTCGGACGCTCGAATCCCGAAAACCTTTGTGCAACCGTCAAGACTGAAGGAGATGATCTAATGTCTGACATTAATCTGGACGAGGTGCGGGCCGAAGCTGCTGCTGATGCTGCCAAGACCGTACAGCGCAATGCGAAGGAGATTATGATCCTCGCGCGCAAACACAACAAGGCTGACATGGGCGAAGACGCCCTTGGTCGTGGCCTTTCCATCGACGAGTTCCGGGGCGAACTGCTTGAGGCCATTGGCAACGAGCCGCTCGACACTCCGGCTCACGTCGTTGACGCGCCTGTTAAAGAGCAGCGCGAATATAGCCTTGGCAAAATGATCCGCGCGCAGATGAGCGGTGACTGGCGCGAGGCTGGTTTCGAGCGTGAAATTCACGACGAAATCGCACGCCGCACCGGCAAGCAGTGCGAAGGCGTTTATGTGCCTGACTTTGCTTTCCGTGCTGGCCCCATGTCCACGGCGGCGACCGGCGCTTCTGGCTCCGAAAACGTCACCGACAACTTCGTTCCGACAGTGCATCGCGGTGACATGTTCATCGAGGCGCTGCGCGCGAAGCAGGTCATGGCCGCGCTTGGTGTCACCTTCATGGGTGGCCTTACCAATCGCATCAAGATGCCGAAGATCGCAACGGGTGCCGCTGCTGGCTTCGTTGAGGAACTGGGCAATGTTGCCGATCAGTCGCCGACCGATGGCGCTGTGACGCTCCAGCCGCGCACGCTGGGTGCCTATGCCGACATCAGCCGCCTGCTGATGAAGGAATCGGTTCCGGCAATCGATCAGGTGGTGCAGGACGATCTGCTTCGTTCCGTAGCCGACAAGATCGAGTATTACGCGATCCAAGGTTCGGGTTCCTCTGGTCAGCCGACCGGCATCCTGAACGACGGCAGCGTTGGTAACGTGGACATTTCCGCTGGCACCGACGTTGATGCGCTGACTTGGGCCGACATCACCAACATCGTGAAGACGGTTGAAGATGCCAATGGCGTCATCAATCAGAACGCGCTGGGCTGGCTGTCGAACCCGAAGGTCAAGGCGAAGCTGGCGAACACCGCCCGCGTTGGCTCGACCGACAGCGTGATGCTGATGAACGATCCGTGGAACAGCCTGTATGGCTACCGCGCTGAGTTCACCAGCAACGTTCCGTCTGATCTCGATCCGGGTGATGGCGGCTCCGACGCTTCGGCTCTGATCTTCGGCGACTTCTCGCAGTTGATCGTTGGCCTGTTCGGCGCTCCGTCGATCCTGATTGACGAGACGACCGGCGGTCTGGCTGGTACGGTTCGCATCATCATCCATCAGGATGTCGATGTGGCCCTGCGTAACGCTGTTTCCTTCGCCAAGACGGACGAAGTAAGCACCGCTTAATGCAGCTTGAGATGCGGGAGGGGCGCGCGTTGCGTCTCTCCCAATTCTTGAAAGGTGAGATATGAAAATCAAATTTCTACAGAAATCTTTCATCGGAACCGGACGCAGCGTCTTTGCTGGCGAAGAGCACGAAGTCGATGACAGCTTCGCCAATAAGTTGATCGCGCGCGGCGTTGCCGAAGAGGTAAAGAGCAGCGGTGGGCGCAAGAAGAAAATGTCGCTTTCTGATCGCGCTGTTGCTGCCGACGATCTGGAAATCCCAGAGGCTGAATAATGGCTGTCGAAACCGCCGA